GCAAAAGAAATGCTTGATATTGACGCGAAGATTAAGCGACACAAAGAGCAAGTGAAGAACATTAGAAGTAATCTTCATGCGTGATTCAAAGCGATTAGCCGAGATTAGAAAGTTGCCATGCGTTAGATGTGGCTATCCTCACTCACAAGCGGCTCATTCTAATTCTGGCAAGCATGGCAAGGGGAAGGGAATTAAGGCCTCAGATGCGTTTACAGTGCCTCTCTGCCACAAGTGTCATTTCCTATTTGATACCTACCAATTAGGCACAAGACAAGAGTCGGAAGCTCTATTCGATGGCTGGTTAGAAAAAACAGAGCGGATGTTAAAAATTGAAAATGATAGTGATTGTTTTTAGATCAATTCTCAGGTAAATTAAAGTTTCTGATGTATATCTAGTTACTTTAATAAACTATCTATAAACCCTGAGGATACGGCCATGAAAACTCTAGCTAAATTTTAATTAAGACTTGCTGGTCATATATAGAATTCAAAAAGGCGCTTAACAGCGTCTTTTTTATTGCGAGGTCAAAATGGAACCTAGATTCGTCATCAAAAACCATTCTGACATCGACTATGTGATTGGCTATCTCAATACTAATCACGCTAAAGCAGCGAGTGAAGGGAAGCCTTTGGTTGTTACGATTACTTGTAAGCAAGAAAGCCTTTCAGCAGCACAACGAAGATTATATTGGCTCTGGATGACTGAATACGGAAACTATAGAGGTCTGGATAAAGAAGAGGCCTCATCATTCTTTAAATACAAATATCTTTCAGTAATTTATAACCGTGACAATGTTGGTGAATATCCTGAAACCTTCAGGACTATGAAGGAACTCAAAAAGACGGGTGCAAGCCAATATGAGGCTTTGCGGCAGTTTGTTGCTAATAGGATCAGCATCACCGAAGCAACTACAAAACAGATGAAAGAGTTCTTAAATGATATCGAAATCTTTTGTCTAAAGGATGGTGTGAAGCTCACATGTCCAGATGACCTTAAATACTTAATAAATAGTTAATAAATATATATTTATGGTATAATAAATGAACAAACCCGAAAAGTGTTGGAAGCACAAATCGGGCTCTAATCATAATGTTATTAAGGGTAACAAAACGACTCAGATAGATATTAAAGAAAAAGAGAAAGCAGATCAAATACGAATAGAAAACTTCGTCAAGAAAGCTGAAAAGATACATAATTTTAAGTACGACTATTCAGATACGAAGTATAAAGGTTATAGGGTAAAAGTTGATATTTCCTGTCCTGAACATGGTGTATTCCAGCAAAGAATAGACTCTCACTTGAGAGGGCGGGCCTTGGTCTGGTGGACGTGGTGGAAAGTTGGCTAATAAAGCCTGGAGTCTTGATCGATATGATCAAGCTGAAGAGATGGGTTACAAAATAGAGCGCTTTCATCCAGATTCTGTTTTGTCGGGATATGTCATTAACTGGATTAAAGACGAATTAGCGAGAATTGAAGATGGATCAGATCAGACCATTTCCACCAACTGATTTTATTGATCAGGCTGAAGAAGAGGAAGCAATCCGTTTAATACCGGCACCAGACCTAAAGAAATGGGTTGTTGCTAATTTTCTTACGCTCGGTGGCCCTTTACATAACCCGGACCATGATCATATCGCTGAGCTGCTTCATGATAATGAAGAGTTTCTAGCATTTGCTTGGGCTTCTTCTGCTTATACGCGAGCTAAGCGTATGGTGTTGGGCCAATGTGAAAAGGTTATGTTTCAACAAGGCGGATGGAAGAAAGCTCGCCAAGAGCAGCAGATGCGGGATTGGTTCGGATTTGTGCCGACTTACTTAATCACTATCGACGCTACCTTTTGCGATAAAGCCAATGATAATGAGTTTTGTGCTTTGCTTGAGCATGAGCTCTACCACATTGGTGTAGAGCGTGATGAAGACGGTGAGATTATTTACAGTGATCATACCGGCTTACCAAAGCACTATTTAGCTGGGCATGATGTCGAAGAGTTTATTGGCGTAGTTAAACGTTATGGACCAAGCAAAAATGTTAAGCGGCTTATAGAAGTCGCAAAAAATCCGCCGTTTGTTTCGAATCTTGATATTTCAAAATGCTGCGGAAACTGCGTAATCAATTGAGCCTAATGGCTCTTTTTTTTGCCCATTTTGTTATACGTAGTTATACGATGAGGAAGTTATGGCGACACTAAAAGAGCCTGTGAAAATCTTTATAGTTCAGTCTCTTGCTTGTCGTGATACACCTCAAGAAGTGGCTGAACTCGTAAAACAAGAGTTTGGCGTTGATATAGATCGTGTTCAAGTTGCAACTTATGACCCTACAAAGGTTGCTGGTAAGAACTTAAGCAAAAAGTATGTCGAACTATTTGAAAAAACCAGAGATGAGTTTGATAAAGGCTTAATTGATATTCCAATTGCTAATAAGTACTACCGATTGAAGCAATACCAAAGACAACTTGAGAAGACTAGAAACGTCAAAACAGCCTTAAAAATTCTTGAACAAGCCGCTAAAGACATTGGTGGTCAATTTACTAATCGCCAAGAAATTACAGGCAAAGACGGCGGACCAGTCCAAACAGTTAATTCTGAAATTCCAGTTCCAATGGAAGATTACTTAAAAGCGCGGAGGGAAGTCTTAGATGAGTACTGATGCGGCTCGGGATAAAGCCATCCGGATCGAGGCGCAAGAAGATTTATATTTCTTCACAAGGTACATGTTTAAGGAGCGCCGTGGTTATAAATGGATGCAAAATTGGCACCACTTAGAAATCTGCGAAGCTTTAATGAAAGTTTATCGCGGAGAGATAAAGCGGTTAATTATTAACGTTCCACCACGATATTCTAAAACTGAAATTGCTGTAATTAATTTCATGGCTTGGTGTTTTGGTAAGAAGCCAGACTGTGAGTTTATTCATATCAGTTACTCGGCAATGCTTGCCGCAAATAATGCATTTCAGACTCGTAATATGGTTCAAGAAAAGGCTTATAAAAAGGTCTTTCCTGATCTTAAATTACGTGAGGATAGTAAAGCTAAGGATTTCTGGCGCACAGATGCAGGCGGAGTCTGCTATGCGACTGGTACTGGCGGTACCATTACAGGTTTTGGTGCAGGCAAAATGCGTGAAGGCTTTGGTGGTTGCATTATCATTGATGACCCACATAAGGCCGATGAAGCCAAATCAAAAACTATCCGTGAAGGTGTAATTGACTGGTTTCAAAATACTCTCGAGTCTCGTACTAACTCACCAGAAACGCCAATTATTGTCATTATGCAGCGTCTTCATGAAGATGATTTGGCAGGATGGCTACTAGGTGATAGAAAAGACGGCGTTCCTGTAGCTGGTGGTAACGGTGAAGTGTGGGAGCATCTATGTCTTTCGGCTATTCAAGAAGACGGATCTGCATTGTGGCCAGCAAAACACAATATTCAAAAGTTGAAGCAAATGGAGCAAGCTGCGCCATATGTTTTTGCCGGGCAATATAGACAAATGCCATCACCGCCAGCAGGCGGTTTTTTTAAGCCTGACAATATTGAAATTGTGGATGCTTTACCTGCTGATGTAGTGAAGCAAGTAAGGGCTTGGGACTTTGGCGCTACTGAGAATGAAGGCGACTTTACAGCAGGTGTTAGAGAAGCTCTTGGCGCAGATGGCTTTACCTATATCGTTGATGTAACCAAAGGGCAACTTGGTCCAGACAATGTCAATAAGCGCTTAAAACAAGTCACAGAGTTAGATGGGATGGGCGTAACGGTAAGGATTCCTCAAGATCCTGGTCAAGCTGGTAAATCACAAGCAAGTGCATTCGTAAAACTTCTTGCAGGATATGACGTCAAAGCCAAACCAGTTTCGGGAGACAAACTCACACGTGCACAACCTTTTGCGGCGCAAGTTAACGTGGGTAACGTGAGAATGCTTAGAGGTGATTGGAATAAAGACTTTATTGAAGAGCTTCGAAATTTTCCGAATGGAACGCATGACGACCAGGTTGATGCTGGTTCTGATGCATTTAATGAATTGAATGGAGGTTTTGAGGCCTTCTTTGCTGATATGGGATTTGCTCGATGAGTGACGTAACTTTTAAACATCCTGAGTATGTTAAAAACTTGCCATACTGGCAGAAGCTAGATGATGTGTGCGAAGGCGAAGATGCTGTAAAGGCTAAAGGAGAAAAGTATCTTCCGAAACCCAATGCTCATGATCAATCACCTGCAAATAAAAGTGCTTATCTAGCCTACTTAATACGAGCAGTTTTTTATGAAGTAACAGGTACAACATCTAATAGCTTAGTGGGTGCTGCATTTGCTACTGATCCTAGTTTTAAGTTTCCTCCAGAACTAGCTCACTTAGAACGTAATGCAAACGGCGCGGGATTAAGTGCTTATCAATTGGCACAGAACGGGATCAGACATTTATTAAAGCATTACCGATGCGCTCTATATGTAGACTACCCAGCAGTTACACCGGCACGAAATCTTGCAGAGTTTAAACAGCAAAAAGCTTATCCAATGATTCACTTACTGAATGCCATTGATGTGATCAATTGGGATTCAATGATGATTGATAACCAGAAAAAGCTTTGTTTAGTAGTCATCCGTGAATTTACTTCTGAGAGGGGCGGTGATGGCTTTAGTAAAACGGAAGTGGAGCAGTATCGTGTCTTAAGGTTAGAGCCTAATAGTGAAGGAGTTTACGCCTATTCAGTACAGGTCTATACCAAAGGCGATAAGGGCACATGGGTGGGAGGTGAAAAGAAATTTCCAACTGATTATAACGGTGATACCTGGTCATATATTCCTTTCACCTTTGTGGGAGCTATTGATAACTCTGAAGAGATTAAAAAGCCTCCATTGCTCCCATTGGCTAATCTTAATTTAGCTCATTATAGAGATAGTGCGGACTTTCAAGAGTCCGTTTTTTATATGGGCCAACCACAGTTTTATGCCAAGGGAGTTAATTGGGCTTGGTACGACGAGGCAAAAAAGCGTGGCATTTATATCGGTGCAAAAGTTCTATTACCTTTACCTGAAAACGGTGATTTGGGGATTGTACAAGCAGAACCAAATACATTAGCTCGGGAAGCTGCGAAGGATAAATGGGAACAGATGAAAGAAATGGGTGCTCGACTTATTGAAAAAGGTTCCGCAGCTAAAAAGACTGCTACTGAATCTAACAGTGATGACGCCGTGCAGCATTCCGTTCTTTCACTTTGTGTTGTGAATATGAATGAAGCTTTGTCTATGGCTTTACGTTGGGCTGCTAAATTTGTAGTACCTAATGTTGATGTTCTGACTAAAGATGAACTGATGTTCGAAATTAGTCAGGAATTTAACAAGCAAGGTTATTTAGCTGAGTTAGCTAGACAGTTATTTGAAGCAGCTCTACAAGGCCGATCTTCATTTAAATCGTGGTGGGAATACAACCAAACAGGTATGTTCCCTAAACAAAAATATGAAGAAGAGTTGCAGAACGTTGAAGCAGAGCAAGATGGGACTTTAAATCAAAAGGTAGAGTGAGATGGCAGCAGATATCGAAAAGCTTTTTGAAGCACTCACTCAGCATCAAGCTTACCTTTATCGTGCTTCATCAAAAACGGTAAATGAGTTATTGGCTTTATTCAATGATGATACGAGCAAGATGCTATCTAAGCTTCGGGATTTATTGGATGAGCTTAATGAGTCGGAGAAAGTTGCTTTAGCAGGTGGTAAATATACAACTTCAAACTTAAGGGAAATTAGGGATTTGATTTCCCAATGGTTTGCCAGTGTTAATTTAACATTACCTGAAGCTTTTGCCGTTTCAGCTACGGCGCTGGCTGTTTATGAGGCCAATTACGTAGCTAAGCTATATGGAGCAAAAATTAATAAGCCTGATGGGGAAAAACTATTCTTATCCGCTAAAAAAGTTCCGTTGGCAGGTGGCGCTCTTGTCGATGATCTGCTTTCAAGAATTGCTGAAAGTGCCCGTCAAAAGGTTGAGTATGCAATTCGAGATGGTATTAATTCAGGCAAAACTAACCAAGAAATTGTTCAGCGCATTCGTGGTACCAAACGGCTTAATTATGAGGACGGCATTTTAAACGGTACCAAGACGGATATTGAACGTACTGTAAGAACTGTACGGAGCCATGTAGCCAATCAAGCCTATCTAAATAGCTTCAACCAAATTGGCTTTGAATATGTCCGATTTGTTAGCGTTTTAGATGGGCGAACTTCTAAGCTTTGCGCTTCATTAGATGGTTCAGTGTGGGAAATAAATGATCCGGCAAAGCGTGTACCGCCGTTGCATCCCAATTGCCGCAGTATTCTGGTGCCCGTAGAGAAAGACGGGAAATTAGTTGGTGAACGGCCATTTGTCATGGACGAACGTCGAGTTAAAGACATTCCAAAAGATGAGCGAAGCCAGTTAATTGGACAATTGGATGCAAACACCACATTCAAAGAGTTCTTCAAGAAGACTGATGATTTCTTTCAGAAAGAATGGCTAGGACCAAAGCGCTACAAGCTCTACAAAGAAGGTAAGTTTGATTTTGATAAGTTCTTTGACCCTGAAGGGCGACTTTATACATTGGACCAACTACGAAAGTTGGATGAGCAGACATTTAAGGAGTTGGGGTTATGAGTGAATCAAAAGTTAGGCATTTAGTACTAAAAAGGGTTTCAGCTAAATCATCTCATCTCGCAATTTGTGATGAGGAGACAGGTATTCCCCTAGCTGGATTAACTTCTGTAAAAATGAATTGCGATGTTTTTAGTGGACCAGCGACTATTACCGCAACATTTGATGTGGGTGGACCTCAAGGCATCCGCTTAGTTGGTGATGAGCCAAGACAAGAAGTTTGGAGAGTAAAGGAAACCTAGCAAAAGGTAATACAAATGTCTGAAAAGCAGATCAATATGTCAGATGCTCAATATATCTTGAGTACAAAGAATATTCTTGTCCCATTTCTTCGAATCAAAATTTCAAGAGCCATGGCAATTTACGGGTATTCATTCGAAAGAATGAAAGCATTAACCACCCTTTAAGTAAAACTTAACTTTAACCGTAGCACCTTAAGGGTGCTTTTTTTGTGAGTATGAAAATGACCGAAGAAGTAACAGAGCAAGAGTTAGCTGAAAAGTCCGTGGCACCTCGAGTAACCAAAGCGCAAATTGATGCATTAATGGGGCGAGTGACATATACGGTTGAACAACGCCCCGGAGGCACGACTTCTACCTTTGTGCATGCATTTTTAGATGGCAAGTTTTTTCTAGCAACTGGATTTAGCGCATGTGTAAATGCTGAAAACTTTGATGCTGAAATTGGTGAGCGTATGGCGCGTGGTAACGCAGAAAAGCTCGCAGAAAATAAACTTTGGGAGCTAGAAGGCTACCGTTTATTTGCAAAAAATTTCTAAGTTTTTAATCGAAATTTAGCGTCCTTCGGGGCGCTTTTTTAATTCCTGCCGGAGGCGGATGCGGACGGCGTATCCGGGCGGATGCCCATTTTGTATATATAGGTTGGATGACCAATGAAACTTAAAACAGTAACAATCGACGGTAAAGTTTATGCGGAAGTAGACGGTGATAAGCCGATCTATATTCATGATGACGGCAAAGAAATGCCTCATGATGCACCTCACTCGGTAGCAACAATTGCACGCTTAAACAATGAAGCTAAAACACATCGTGAAGCCAAAGAAGCAGCTGAAAAAGCATTAAAAGCTTTTGAAGGAATTGAAGACCCTGTGGCGGCTAAAAAGGCCTTACAAACTATCCAAAATCTCGACGATAAAAAGCTGGTGGATGCTGGTGAAGTTGAGAAAGTGAAAGCTGAAGCTATCAAAGCAGTTGAAGAAAAATATGCTCCGATTGTTGAGCAACGTGACGCGCTAGAAGCCTCTTTACACAAAGAACTAATCGGCGGTGGTTTTGCTCGTTCTAAGTACATTCAAGACAACATTGCAGTACCTGTGGACATGGTTCAGGCAACCTTTGGCCATCACTTCAAAATCGAAGAAGGCAAGGTGGTTGCATACGATCCGAACGGCGAAAAGATTTATTCACGTGTCCGCCCGGGTGAACTTGCAAATGTTGATGAAGCTTTAGAGTCATTGGTTGGTGGATACCAGCATAAAGACTTAATTCTTAAAGGTGGTAAAGGAACTGGTGGCGGTTTTCAAGGTGGGGGCAAAGGTGGAGCGCCTGCAGGAATGAAACGCAGTGAAATGTCTGTTTCTCAGAAAGCTGACTACATCAAAGAACATGGCAATGATGCCTTCCTAAAACTGCCGAACTAATCATTAAAAATTTGGAGATAAGTAGTTATGACTACAACAGTTAATTCAGACATGATCATCTACAATCAATTGGCTCAAACTGCTTATTTAGAGCGTTTGCAAGATAATTTGAATGTATTTAACCAAGCCTCTAATGGTGCAATTGTTTATCGCAATGAGATCATTGAAGGTGATTTCAATAAAGAAGCATTCTACAAAGTGGGCGGTAGCATCAAACATCGTGATGTGAATTCAACCGCCAAAGTAGTTCCAGAGAAAATTGGTTCTGGTGAATCTGTAGGTGTAAAAGTCCCATATAAATATGGTCCTTATGCTTCTACTGAAGAGGCATTCAAACGCCGTGCACGTACACCTGAAGAGTTTGCCATGATTCTTGGTTATGATTTAGCAGATGCATTGGTTGCTGGTCGTTTACAGTACAGTTTAGCTTCTTTAAAAGCTGCTATTTCTAGCAACCCGGATATGGTTGCCCAAGGCAGTATTGCTGTAGATGGGCGTAAAGCATTAACACGTGGTATGCGTAAGTTTGGCGATAAATTTGGACGTATTAGTTTATGGGTAATGAACTCAGATACCTACTTCGATATTGTTGATGATGCAATCACTAAGCAGATTTATGGCGAATCTGAAATCGTTATCTATGGTGGTTTACCGGGTACCTTAGGTAAGCCGGTATTAGTTACTGATGCGGTAGGTGATGATGATGCATTTGGTTTACAAATAGGAGCTGTTACTGTTACAGAATCACAAGTACCAGGCTTCCGGGCGTATGACATCAATGATGAAGAAAACTTAGGTATTGGCATGCGTGCTGAAGGCGCGTTCAACTTAGATATTCTTGGTTATAGCTGGGATACATCAAAAGGTGAAAACCCTGACCTTACTTTACTTGGTTCAAGTGCCAACTGGAAAAAACATGCTACTAGCAACAAAATGACAGCAGGCACATTGCTTGACTTGTCTGGCACAACAACTGGTTAACTCATAAACATCTCACTATAAGAGGGCTATTAAGCCCTCTTTTTACATTAAAGAGAAATGCATCATGAAGCTAATTTATACACGTATTGCTGCTGCAGCTGCGTTAGAGGTTGGAACTATTGCCAATCCTGATTATTACGAAAATCCGAATCGAAGTGCTGAAGAAGTAATTATTTACGGTGATTACCCGAAAATCCAAAATGATTACGAAGCTTTGGATATTCCAGTTGAAGTTCGCAAACTGGAAGAGCCTGTAAAAACGACTTTGGCCACAGTAAGTGCCGTGATTGGAATTACCCCTGAACTGCAAAAAGTTGTTGATGAAACTAAAGCAGAGTGTGAAAAGGTAGTTGAAGAAAACACTCAGCTTAAGCAAAAAATTGCCATCTTAGAGCAGGCCGGTGGTAACCAGTCAGAGTTGTCATCTGAGAATTCACGATTAAAAGATGCAGCAGTCTTAGCAGATAAAGCTCTCAAAGATGCTGAAGCTCAAGTTGTCGGTATTAAAGCTGAATTTGAAGCTTTTAAAAACGATATTCCTGCAATGCAAACACGTATTGCTGAATTAGAAGCTGGAAAAGCGGAAGAAAATCCTGCTACAGAAACAGCAGCTAATGATTTTGAAAATTGGTCAAATGATCAATTAAAAGAGTATTTGGCTAGTAAAAACATTGGCTACAAGCCATCTGCAACAAAAGCAGAACTCCTTAAATTAATCCCGAAGGAATAATGCAATGAGCTTTATTACTGTAGATGACGCAAATTCAATTTTGGGCAGCGATTTTGCACCAGACAGTGATAAAGCTCGTCTGGTTCAACTGGCAAATGTCTGGATGAAAAAACGGATTGGTTTTGTACCAGATCCAATTGATCCACTTCTTAAAGATGCTGCATGTGAAATTATCAAAGGAATTCTGGCCAAGGAAATTTATAACGGCAAAGACCAGCAGTTGAAGCGTAAGAAAGTTAAAGCTGATTCTGTTGAGTCAGAAAAAGAATATCAAGACGGATCTGAAGCAATCTCTAGCTTTGAACAGATAGCAATTGATTTTATTGATTCACTTGATTTGAAAGACCCAAATGCAAGTTTTAATGGCTTTGGTATTCCACTTTATAGGGCGTAAATAATGGGCCTACATGACGAAATTCAGGCAGATATTACCGAAGCATTTAATGAAGATCTGGCGGACGCCGTTCATTCTTTTACTTGTGACCGCGTTATTAGTACCAACTGGAACCCTAAGACAAATACTTCGGAAAACATTATTGAACATTATGAAGGGCGTGGCGTTCTGTTTGGCTCATACAGTCAATATGAGATCCAAACACTTGGAGTTCTGGCCACAGATAAGAAGGCTACCGTGCTTCAAAATGAAGTTTCCATGACACCTAAAATTGATGATGAATGGCTAACAGCTTTAGGCTCATTTCGAGTTATCCATATTCAACAAGATCCAGCCAGTACAATCTGGAAATGTCAGCTTCGAAAAGTGTAGGGGCTAAAATGGTTAATCCTGATTATGTTCCTGAATGGTATATCTCGCCTTTTCAACATGTGCAGTACACGCTTGCTCGAAATCAACTACACATGGATTTGTTATTTGAAGATATGGATAAGGACGATCAATTTTTGGATATGGGAGCGGATGCGCAAGTTAGTACTTTTTCTGATGGCGCATATGCAATCGTCCAAATTGGTGATACGGCGGATAAAGACCGAATTCAAGTTTATGGATTGCTTTTACATGAAGCGGTTCATGTCTGGCAAATAGTAAAGAAGCGAATGGGTGAGCGCGATCCGAGTGTTGAGTTTGAAGCCTATTCAATTCAAGCGATAGCTCAAGACCTTTTTGAAATGTTCGAAGCAAGTGAGGTTAAAAAACATGGGGTGGAAGGGAGCAAGGCCGAGCAGCTTTAGTTTTGAAGTTGAGAAACAGGCAGATGAGCATGTAAAGAAAATCACTATGGATACAGTGCAATCACTCGTTGTTTCAAGTCCTGTTGATACTGGAGCTTATCGAGCTTCACATATTGTTTCTATTGGATCTGGTGATTACGGTGTGCGAGAGCCTTCTACTAATGCATTGCAAGATGCTGCGATTCAAGCTGTGAAATTTAAACTTGGTAGTTTGATCTATATTCAAAACAACCAGCCCTATGCTGAGCGCTTAGAGAATGGTTGGTCCGATCAAGCTCCGTTGGGTATTTACAGCACAACGTTTACTTACATTACTCAAAAGTATGGTGGCTAAATGGCAATGACTTTAGAGGAAGCTAGGCAAGCAATAGTCGACCGTATGATGAGCTTCACAGGAATTTCTCAAGACAGAATTAAATACCCAAATGCTCCAGGCTTTACGGTACCAACTAAAGGTTTATGGTGTAGTTTGACAATTAAATGGGGGCCAAGTTTCATTGCTGGATTAGCTGATAAGCCTTGCACTCGCCGCACAGGAAATATCCTGATCCAATGCTTTGCAAGACCGAATACTGGAGACGAGGAAATAACTGTATTAAGTGTTGAATTGCTTTCCCATTTTGAATATTTCAGATTCGAGCATTTAGAATGTTTTCAGGGTCAAACAATAGATGCAGGTAAAGATAATGATTTTGTGCGGTACAATGTGATAATTGGGTTTACGGTGAATTGATATGTCTTGCATGCTGACATTAGAAGAAATTGAAATTAAACGCCAAGAGCTAGAACGTCATTTACACGACATGATGGGTGCGGAGCTTCAAAAATGGCAAAGAGAAAATAAACTTTGCATCTCAGATGTAAATATCCGCCTTGCAAGTAATCACTGTTTAGGTGGTCCAAAACAAAACATTGTCACTGGTGTTTCAGTGGACCTAGATTACAAGCCTTAATCTCAAAACCAACCTAATTTACTTTTAAACGAACCTGTCCTTAGCGGCAGGTTTTTTTATGCCTGAAATTCAGGCGAACACTGGCTAGGCTGATCCCCGAAAAGCACGCTTTTCATGTTCAGTGTGCCTGCCAGTTCTTTTCTTTGAACATGAGTAAGTAAGAGGAAATCTTATGAACATGATGACAACACTGAATTTACGAGCTTTGGTTACCAATGATAATGGCGAGCCAAAAACAACAAGTTATGCAGTAGCAGAGGCCTTTAATAAGAGCCACAGCCATGTAATGCGAGATATTAAGAAAATCATTAAGCAATGTGGTGAAGAATTTGCTAAATCCAATTTTGGATTAACCTTTGAAAACAAGAAGATAGGAAACACAGAACGCAAAACTCCTTTCTTTAGAATTTCAAAAGACGGGTTCATGTTGCTTGTTATGGGTTTTACTGGCGAAAAGGCCATGAAAACTAAAATCGAATTTATTAATGCCTTTAACTGGATGGCTAATCAACTTAGCCAAGTCTTTCAATCTAAATGGGCTAGATACAACTCTGTAAGTCATGAATATCAATCCAAAAAAGACCACATTAGTTGCTCAGCACGTGATATGCGCGCTTGGCGAGATGAAAAGCCAGTTTTAGAAAAAGAGTTATCTCAACTTGAGATGGAACTCCAACCATCACTTCTTCAATCAATGGGTAGCATTTGAAATGTGACCCCCTAATCAAAACTACGCCCTCAATTCGAGGGCTTTTTAATGCCCGAAAATTAAGGAGAACTTAGATGAGTTCTGGTGCAAAGATCCGTCTTTACTATGCTGAAGAGCAAACCCCCGAAGTATTACCAACTACACCAGTTTGGAAGACCGTTCGTCGTGTGACTGATGGTTTAACTGAAAACGTCACCACTGAATCATCAAACAGTGTGGTCGATTCGCGATTCCGTCAAGGTGGTTTTGCAACTGAAGCAGAAATCACAGGTTCTTTAGAAGTTGAATTATCTATTGGCTTGTTTGATGACTTCTGGTCAGCAGTTGCAATGAATAACTGGGCCAGTGATGTTCTTAACTTTGGCGGTAATGTGCGAAAGACATTTACCTTCGTCAAAGTTTTTGAAGATATTAACCAGGTATTTATTTACCGTGGTGTACGCATAAATGAAGCTACGATGTCTATTGCTACTACTGGCAAAATCACAGCTACATTTGGCTTGATGGGCACTCTGTTTGAGCGCACTACTACAAACCCTGTTATTTCGCCTTTACCAGTCCCTGAATTAGTCCTTGTTTCAGCGCTTAACGTCGGTGATCTTAAAGTTAATGGTGAAACAGTTGTCGGAACTGCTTGTATGCAGTCTCTTGAATTGACCATTAACAACAATATGGAAGCAATCCGTTGTATTGGCTCTAAAAAGCTCACTGCAACGACTTATCTCGAGAAGATTGTTGATATCACCGTCAACACTCAATACATGTTCTCGGCTCAATCGGCAGCATATATCGACTTCATTAAAACCCGTGACACCATGCCGCTAGAATTCTCTATTGAAGATGATGCAGGTAATGGTTATGCATTCCAGTTCCCACAATTAGAAGTGGCTGAAGCTAATCACCCTGATGGCGGTGGAGAAGACACCATCACAGTCGACATTAACTACAACCATATTCGCGTATC